TGAGGGCGGTGAGGAAGAAGAGGCCTCCCATTATCATCATAGCCACGGGTGCCCCGGCATACTGGGCGATGGCTCCGGCGATGATGCCCCCCAGGGGAGCCAGGCCCATGGCTATCTCCCGCAGGCTCATCACCCGCCGCATGTCCCGCTCCATTTCAGTCAAGTCGTAGAGCGTCAAAGGCTCATCAGGATCGAACTCGGGCCAGAAGTGAACGAATCCCGCGTAGCGGTCGCGTTTTGCCCAACTCTCCACGATTGTGTACCAATAGCGCAAAAAGTTCAAGCGCCATGGTGGGAAATTGGAGGCGTTGTGCGGGGGGTGCAGTACCACCGAGCCCCCAGATGCGGTAGGCGCCTGCATGCGGCAGCCGCCCCAGGCACGTGCACGCTCACTTCGCCTCCGTGCCCGCCACCGTGGGCGTACTGCTCGCCCACATGCTCTACACCACCTTCTCCTTCTCCGCCCACTTCTTGCCGTCCCACCTGTTCTCGCAAAGCCGACCAAAGAAGCAGCAGTAGTATTTTCATCCAAGAAAGGCCCGCCCGTAAATGGCACATCTACTATAGTCCAATTCAAACTGCCAAATCTCGATAACTTTTGCGGATGATGGTCTTCGTGAGCTATATACATAACATCGGCGGATTGAGTGACGTGAATCTCAAAAGCCTCATCAGAAGTGTAAGGCGATACTATGCTATAAGGCGTTGTAGAATATAGACTTGCAACTTCCGCAGGTGTAAGAACATCACCAAAAACAGATACCTCATCTATCTTGTCTTCCCAGAAATTCTCATTGGCACTATCAGCAGAATTGCGTTGCGAGCCGATTCTTATTTCCTCAGCACCTCCTTGCATTGCAGTATAATCTGCATCGTTAGTGGCAGTGGAATCTACTGCAGCGCCATCTACATACAGAATAATATCGTTAGCAGCAAGTGCTCTGTCAACATGTGTTGAGCAAGTAGCAACAAGAAAATGCCAGCCAAGCGAAAGAGCATCATCCGATACTGCAAACGGTGTTGGTATAGCTCCTGCTAAATTTTCAGTACCATTACCATCATTCCATAAAGAGCTAATATTTGCTTGATTAAGTTCTATATCAAATATAATTACATTATCAATTTTATCCTGAAAATAACCACTGACATTGAAATATCTACCTATCTGTACTGTTTCTGTCTTATCTTCCATCGCAACGTAATTTGCATTATTATAAGCAGTCGAATTTACTAAAGAACCATCTACATACATATTGATTCCATTAGCAGCAGTTGAACCTCCTGTACTATCGTATGTTACAACTACAAAATGCCATCCAGTAGAAAGAACGTCATCAGTTATTCTATATACTTGGACATTAGCGCTTTCATCATAAAGTATTAACCCAATTTTCTCTTCAGTATCTAATAAAAGAACCCATTCCCTATTATTAGTGTTCCATTTACTTAATATTGCTTGATATGCATCTGAAGACGTTACATATATCCATGCAGCAATGCTAAATGGATTAGTACCAGAATCATCGAAACTAAAATCGGCACTATCATCAATATCTACAGCCTTGGCACCACCGAAATCAAGACAGCCGTTTATTTTTCCTGTAGCATTGAATGTATCCGTATTTGCCGTAGCAACTCCGGCATGTGGGGCAATAGTACCGTCATCCGTTCCGTCTGCTACAGCCGCCACGGATATAACAAAATCAGGTGCCCCATAAGAAGTACCAGTAACCGTATATTGACCATCATTACCGGTTGAACCTTCAACTGTAAATTCCGACCCATCAGGAAATGAAGATGTTAAATCACCATCATCCGATATTGTAAAAGTATTGGCTCCCGCATCAGCATCATCTATTGTATATTGTGGCAAAGATGCTATTACATTTGTGTTTGCAGCATCATCATTGAGTTTCCATTGAGCAACTACGTTTGCAACTAAATCAGCACTACTATCAGCTAAATGTAATTGTAACTTTAGCTCATTAGTTAAACTGAATCGCCATTCTTTTGTTGTTGCTAAGTCTCTCCATTTCGACATAAGGACTTGAACGCCACCCTTTAATGTTACATAAGCCCAGCAAGCAATACTAAAAGCTGAATCATCAGCATTGTCTGTGAAAGAGAAATCAGCATGGTCTGCTACTTCAACATCATATTGACCATCTAAATCGAAACATCCTGTACCGACTTTGCCTTCTGCGTGAAGTATAGAAGCATCCGCCGAAGCCGTGCCATCATGCGGTACAACGCCAACATCATCATCAACTGCCGTACCTAAGATTTCATTCATCAACCAATGAGCAATCTTGTTATCCAAGGCGGATATATCTTCTGTGCCTACACCTTTATTCACAATATCCTGGTCTTTATAGAATCTGATTAACAGATTGCTAAACTCAAGAATAAGGGCATCATCCACTGAGAACTCAAATGGAATCAACTTGCACTTATTAGCCGCAGTAGCGACATACTCTGTGCCAGGCCGTTTCGTCACCCCGCCGTGAGGTAGAACGGTAGCGTTAATCAATACAGAGCAGCCGTTGTGATATTTGTTAATATCTGTACGGCCATCCATATAACCTGATAATTCACCAGCGTTATAATTGGTTTTAATCTGCTTCAAGGGCATTTAAAAAGACCTGTATAATGCAGTTACTATATCTGGATTGCCAGTATCGGCTGTCCACTTTCCCAAGACGTAACGATAGCCAGTAAGGTCAAACGTAACAGAACATACACGGTCATTTGAGCCGCCGTCCGCTACCGTTATAGTTTTCATGTGCGTAGAGGTAACAGTGGCCGCATGCGCCCATAAATAGGTTGCAGTAGCGGCAACGACTCTTGCCTGGCCGATAGTCCAGACAATAGAGGCTATAAGTTGGGGCGGCCCCGCCTCTGCTGCGCCATAGACTTTTTCCGTTACCGTATCAGCGTCAGCAGCAGCCGTGGCATGGACTATAATAGAAAAATTATTGACCTTCAGATGCTTGCCAGCCCCGTCAAGAGTATGTAAATCTACTGCACCACTGGGCTTGCCAATAGTATATCCTGAAGCTGCCGCCAAGTCAGTATCTGGCGTGTCGATGTCGGCTATCGTATGAAAAGTTTTGTAAGACGATAATCCTGTAGTTAAATCCATTATTTATCTCCTTTTAATTCTGCGGTCTATATCAATATCTGCAACTATTTCTGTCCCATGACCGCCATTGTAGAGGGCTTTCACTTGGTCTTCGTGTAATTCGTGATTAAAAATAATTACGTTATCTATAAGACCATTGGCGTATGCCGTGCTGTATCTACCGACCCAGACTGCATGTGTAAGATTTTCCGCTGACACAAAAGAACCTGGATTGGATTCTGAATCGGCATTATCAACACGAAGCGCATTGAGATATAGCTTAACAGAAGCACTCACAGTCCCTCCGCTGTAAGTGGCGACAATGTGTATCCATGTATTTTGATACGAAGTCAAGGCGCTGTTGTAATTGCGACCGATGTAACAATCGGCAACACTTTCGTCACCGACAATGAACGCGAGCAGGTCGGAACCTTCAACGTAGAACAACCACTCAAAGTCAGTATTGACTACGCCCTTGGATGCGAGCATAAAGTTAGTTGCATCGTGCATATAACACCATGCACTAATGCTAAACGGAGTAAGAGCAGGCGTGAAAACTGCATTATCGGCAACCTCAACATATTCGCTATTGGCGTGGTCAAAGTCTATACAAGTCCCTACCCCTCGACTATTTGCCGAGCTTCCCGCTGATGTATTTTCGTTACCCCCCGCATCTTTGTAAGTTCCGTTATAACTGCCCGTAGCATCCAAGACAGTAGCAGACGCCGCATTATCATTTAATTTATAATGTGCTATCACTGCCATTATAAAATCCTTGCGTAAATTCTTATGTCTGTAACCGTTGTTAGCGATGAAACATAAAATTTCAAATATTTGTATCCTATTGCATCGAATCCCACTTTGCAGGGATGACTATTACCGCTATCAGCACGCACGATGCAATCCTCGGCTAAGTGATAGTTCGTCATTGTAATTGTATCTACCCAGCGCCAAGTTCCTGTTTCTACTACCGCACCAACTGTGATAGCCAGAGAGCAGATAGGTTCTTCGCAACCAAACTCATACCACGTAATAACTCCCCGAACCACCACCTTGTCTGCTTCTAATCCATTCAGAAGTAAAAATAGGTCTGGGTTTACCCTCTGCACCATCAACCGACCTCGCCTGCGGCATTACTATCTTGTTGTATTCCTCGATTAGATTTAGTTTACCTTTTGTATCGTTGGTCAAACCAGTAATAACCTTACTTGCGAGATTGACGGAAAGAGCGTACTTTGCTTTGGGACTCCAATTATCAAGGTCTGTTTCCTGCCAGATATATTCCACATAAACAATCCTGTAATCACCACCTTTGGACTCGATATTACCAGCGGCCACATCAACGGCTATCTGGGCATCGGAATCGGCTCCGGTAGTATCAGACGTATGGCTGACGAGCACCTCGTATGTTGTACTATCATAAGAAAAGAATTGGCCGGCATAATAGTCTTTGTCCGAACTCCACGAGGGTGGAGTAGCGCCTGAATCTGCGAAGATATAATCCCCCTCGACCTCCCATGCCTCTATGCCTGGTTGCTTTCGGCTAACATCCGAGCCTAAACTGTCATCTACCGATAAGATACGTACACAATCAGAGGGCTTGGCATACTTTCGGTCATAACCGAAAATGGGACGGTCACTGTCTTCGTAAAGGATTACACGCTTCTTGGCAAAGTTCCAGGGATGGTCACAAAGCGTCTCGTCTCTGGCATCTGTGTAGAACCTTATGCACAATACCGCCTGCTTGGAAGTCGTATCGCCTTCGGTGATTTTGTACTCACCGATTAAACCCAGGGCAAGGTTATACATTACCTCTGCATCGCTAAGAGCCATAATAACCTCAAAATATGGGGGAGTTTTTAGGCTCCCCCGTTAAAGTTAATCTTCCAAGATGTAGAATGTTGCAACGGTAATGTCCGTTCCGTCCGCTACGGTCTGGGCGGCAGTTGTTACCGTTACCGTATGCTCGTCATCCTGAGCAACGGCGGCAACCGCACGAGTAGCAGGAATGAAAAGATGCGCTGCGGCATTCCAACTTGTCCAAGCCTCAGCAGTAGTGGCCTGTGTGATATTGCCGTCAGGGTCAACAAGCTGAAGGTCGGCAGTCGTAGCTGCTGAGTTGGCCGTATTCCCGACATAAAAGCCGAGAACACGCGCCCCCTTGGGAACAGCGCCCATTGTAATAACTCCGGCAGCGGCCATAGTGTCGCCATCAAACTCATAGTTATCGTAACAAACCCTGAGTTTGGTTCCCCACTGGTTTGCGCCGTCCATAAAGTCCGAAAGCGTAGTGGTGTTGGCATTTAAGGCCGCGCGTTTTGTGGCATTTACGCCATTAGCAGTAGTTATAGCTGCCATAGTTTATCTCCTTAAATACATTCGATTTTGATAATCTTGCATTCGTCCATTCGGATTGAATTCATTCCGCAACGAGCGGAAATTTGCCATATCTGCTTCCGGGGAAGCCAATCCACGTTGAAAATCGGGGACTCGTGACGGGCAAACAGCATTGTTTCCTTAGTGAAAACTGGTAACTCATAGACGCTGGTATCGGCATCAACGTCATTGCTCGAACCTATAACGATTCGGTTCGTAAAGACAAACCTGAAACCCATATACTCATTAACGACACCGGCCACGAGAGACTTAATTATATTGGTGTCGATAGACTGGGTTTCAGCTTCCCTGAGCAAATCGGAACCTTGCTTCGGCGCACATGCGATGTGAAACATAGCATCCGGGTCATTTTCAAGTTCCAGAAGAGCTTGACGAGAAAGAATCAATTTCTCGATAGTAAGACCTGTCGATACCCCGCCTGCTGTATAGTCACTCTGAACATCGTGAGCCATTGTCCTTCCGCCTGTCGTGATTCTCGTACTGTAAACGTACAAGGAATCGTTAAGGGTAACGGTATCCGTGCCAGGGGTCTTACCGGCACTCACATTAGCAAAGAAAGCATCCGTAATAGTTTTGTTCTCTTTCCTGATTACGGCTTTGGCAAGGGCCTTGATGTAATCCGAAGTCGGGTCGGTATGAAGGGCGATGTCGTCTTCCTTGTCAACGAAGATACCCTTACGCGCCCATTTAGGTGTTATCCACCTACGGTTGTGAGTCATATCCTCAATGGGAATATCCTCAAAN